GTGCTGCATCTGGCTCCATCAAGGCAGTTAAGGTAACAGTTCCTCTGAACGCAAACGGAACAACAAACATCGGCGTAGCAATGCCAGCTGGTGCAACAGTTCTAAGCGTCAAGGTTATCGTTGATGTTGTTGACGCAAGCGCAACACTATCGGTCGGTAAGACAGGTAGCGTATCGGCTTACATGACAACAAGCGAAAACGATGCTCAGACACAAGGTATCTACCTAGCTGAAACTTATGTCACAGAAGCTTCTTCGACACAAGTTATCGCAACAGTAGCATCCTCGACTGGTGCAGGCTCGGGTTCTGCTCGTGTCCTAGTTGAATACCAAGTAGCTTAATCGCTAATTTAGGTAACTAACAAAAAGCCCCTGGTTTATTCCCGGGGCTTTTTCTATAAATATTCCTATAGAATGGGAGAATTTTATGTTTCAAGAATTTTGCAAGTTGGTAAAGGAATCTTTACAGGACAATGCTACAGGTAGATATTCACATGCAAGAGTTATTGCTATGCTGGTTGCAGTCGCGGCAACAATTTTCATGTGGAAGCTAATTATCCTTGGTGGTATGAACCTTGAATATTTTGTTGCTTATCTAGCATACGGAACAGGTCACCAAAGCTTGAATAAGTTCTTGGATAACAGGGATGCATCCAGGGCTGCAGAGGCTGAGGCTAAGGCTAAAAAGGGCGAGTGATTGACATACGAATAAAGTTATGCTAGATTACAGCATGGTAAAAATCGTATTCACATTTGGGAGAATGAATCCTCCCACTAAAGGTCACGAAAGACTTGTTTCTACTGTAGTAGAGACCGCAAAACAAATCGGTGGAGATCATATTGTGTTCTTGTCACAGACGCAAAATGACTCCACCGATCCTCTTGACTGGAAATTCAAAACACGTATCTGCGAAGCATCTTTTCCAGGTGTAAAAATCTCTAAAAATTCTCATATCAGAACACCATTTCAGGCATTGGAAGAATTCAAGGGATTGTACGAAGAAGTAACCCTTGTTGTAGGCGAAGACCAAGTCAATGAATTTGCTGTAAGAATGGCTCCATATGCAATGCAATGGGGATTTCGTGGTTTTGATGTAGTATCGGCCGGTAGAAGAATTGATGAGTCCGATGGCATCGAAGGTATGAGTGCATCGAAATTGCGAAAATATGCAGTCGAAGGTAACAAAGATTTGTTTCTGGAGGGATTGCCGAGCAATTTACCAAAAGGTGCAAAAAACCTAGTGTACGAAAAAGTCCGAAAGGCTATTAAAAGACCGAATAAGTAAGGTTATGTTGCAGTGCAGCATAAATACTGTTACACTAAAGAAAATTGTGCTCAAGGGGAGACAATTCAAATAAGTGGCTTTTAAGCACTAGGAGAAAATATGTTCAGAACACCACAAGATTTATACGATACAGCAACCAAATACGTTAAGGCACTTCCTACCAATGTTGAAGATGCCAAGGCACTTGCAGAAAAAGTCAAGAAGGTTGTAGAAGTAGAACAAGAAAAGGTTAAGACCGTTGTTTCTACATACAACAAGGCTCAGCGCGGTGATGCTTCGATTAACGAAATTGTTGCAGCAAACAAGAAGGCACAAGACCTTATGGTTAGCGCACGTTTCGCAGCATTTATGGCTATGCCAGGTGCAATTTTTGCCCTACCATTTGCAATTGAAGCTAGCAAGGAATACGATTTCGACTTCTTGCCAGCAAGCGTTGAAAAAGAGTTCGACCTATAAAGTGACTCAATCCAGGTAAAGGACCTTCGGGTCCTTTTCTTGTGATAAATAATAGTTATGAAAGTAGTTGAAATTTTACTCCCTCATAACTCATCGGATCGTGGATTAACCTCCGGGAAAGTTCGCCAGATTGATTCTTTGAAGAAGAGGATTGATGGTTATGTTGATAAGATTGTAGATCCTGCAACAAGCCCTGCCGGCAGAGAATTTCTAAAGGCAAGACTTCGTGACGACTATCACGAATTGAAATCTCTACTACCAAAGTTCCATGCTGTAGCAGAAGCAGTTCATAAACTGCCTTTAACCACAGAAGATTTTGAAATTCTCAAAGAACTCATGGAAAAGCCAATTCCCGCAGCTATTGCCCCGATCTATATTCAGGAAATTATTAATGACGATGAATTAAACGATCAGCTCTTGGCACTAGAAGATGCTCAACCTAATATGGATGTTCGTCCTATTATTGCTGAGTGGATTGATAGAGTAATGCCAGATCAAAAGTATCGTTTTATTGGTTCTAATCTCGACGAATATAAAAGACGTGAAGGTATTTTATCGCCAATTCACGGATATGATCCACATATGTACAAGGGTTCTAATGACCCAATTACAGGTAATGCTTATGGAAGGTTTGAATAATGGCATACAGCGAAAAAGTTATTGATCACTACGAAAATCCAAGAAATGTAGGAGCATTGAATAAAGATGATCCTAGCGTTGGCACAGGAATGGTTGGAGCACCGGCCTGTGGAGATGTAATGAAATTGCAGATTAAGGTTAACAGTGAAACTGGCCTTATTGAAGATGCAAAGTTCAAGACATATGGATGCGGTTCGGCTATTGCTTCTAGTTCTCTCGTTACCGAATGGGTAAAGGGTAAGACACTCGATGAAGCATCCCAGATTAAGAATACAGAAATTGCCGAAGAATTGGCACTTCCACCTGTAAAAATCCATTGCAGTATCCTAGCAGAAGATGCTATCAAGGCAGCTATCAACGATTACAAAGGTAAAGAAGAAGCTCGTTGCTCTTGCAAGTGAAATTCTTGACGCCACAAATTGCTGGCATTACAATTCGCTAATGCTAAGTAAATCACAAGAGTTCGAGGAGTCACATGGCTAAACTATCACCAGAAAATGTAGCAAGACTGAAGCAGCTAGTTAAAGACGGCGTTCAGGTAATGCAAGAATGCGAAGACCTAAAACAGGGACTTAGCGAAACTGTAAAAGCGGTAGCCGATGAACTTGAAGTTAAGCCTGCTATCATCAATAGGCTTATCAAAGATGTCCAAAAGAACAAGATGAATGATCGTAGAGAAGATCACGAAACTCTTGAAGAACTGTATAAGGCAGCAGGACTCGGTTAATGTACGTTGACGCTCTATTCAAGAGGGGCGGCGATCAAGAAGTAATTAAGATTGTTGAGCGTGTTAACGGTAAACGTGTTTACCGCGAATTTCAGCCTGATTATCATTTCTTTATCAACGACCCCAAAGGCACAAATAAATCTATCTACGGCGATTCTGTAAAGAAGATCGCCCCACGCACTTTTGCTGAAAAGCAGAAGCTGATCAAAACACTAGGGTCTAATACAAAAAGATGGGAATCTGATGTAGATCCTATTTTCCGTTGTTTGGAACAAAATTACCAACATATCGATGCACCCAACTTACATGTTGCGTTCTTCGATATTGAAACTAGCTTCGACAAGGAATCGGGTTGGAGTGAAGCGGCCGATGCAGACAATTACATTACATCCATCTCTGTACATTTGCAGTGGATTGACGAAATTATCTGTCTTGCGGTTCCCCCAGAAACGTTAACGTGGGAGGAAGCTAGTCAAATTGCAGAGCAAGTTGGTAATGTTGTTCTTTTTGAGAAAGAATCCGAAATGCTTCAGGCATTTATGGATGTTATCGAAGACGCAGATGTTCTTAGCGGTTGGAACAGCGAAGCATACGATATTCCGTATGTTGTAAACCGTATCAAGAAAGTATTAGGTAGGCACGAAGCCAGAAAGCTTTGCCTTTGGGAAGTAGAACCTAAGGTCAGAGAATTTGAACGCGGCGGTAAGACACAACCTACATACGATTTAATTGGCCGTGTACATACTGATTATCTTCAGCTATACAAGAAGTATAACTATGAAGAACGCCATTCGTATTCCCTGAACGCTATTGCTGAGATTGAACTTGGCGAGACAAAGGTTGCTTATGAAGGCACACTTGATGAATTGTACAACGACGACTTTAAGAAGTTTCTAGAGTATAACATTCAAGATACACGACTGCTTGATAAGCTAGACAAGAAGCTTCAGTTCATTGATCTAGCAAACTCCATTGCTCACGCTAACTGTGTTCTAATTCAAACAACAATGGGTGCGGTTGCAGTTACCGACCAAGCTGTTCTAATGGAAGCACATAATCGTGGAATGGTATGTCCGGACAAGAAGCATGACAAGGACGAAACAACAACTCGTGCAGCAGGTGGCTGGGTAGCTAATCCTAAGAAGGGGCTACATAAGTGGATTGCATCGACTGACATGAAGTCTCTGTATCCTTCCGTTATCCGTGCATTTAACATGAGTCCTGAAACAATTGTTGGGCAAATTAGGCTTGACAGGACTAATGCTGAAATTGCGGCATGGGAACTAAAGGGCGGAAAGAATACTTTTGCTGCTTGGTGGAACGATAGATTCAATGTTCTTGAGATGGAAGAATTTTATAATCAAGACATTGGTACAAAGCTAACGCTAGATATGGAAGATGGGCAATCATTTGAAGTAACTGGCAAGGAATTGTATGATCTGATCTTTGAAAGCGGGCAACCTTGGTGTATTAGCGCCAACGGCACAATTTTTAAGACAGACGTCGATGGTATTATTCCGGGTCTGCTAACTCGTTGGTACAGTGAGCGTAAGACGCTACAGGGTATCATGACGAATTATCAAGATATTGAGGATAACCCCAAAATTGAAGGCGTCAGAGTGCCGGAAGAGCTCTTTACCAACAACGACATTAGTGACGCTGAGATCAAAGCAAATCCCTACGCTGACCAAGAGGCGTATAGGCCGAAAAAGCTTAAAGAACTCATTGCAGAAGGGCATAAAAAGCGTGTTGTCCAGTACATGAACCAGCACAACCTGATGGTTAAGGACGGCAAGGCAATCCATAGAG